TACCGCCGTTACCACCGTTGTATAAATTGATCCCACTTGCATCTCTAGCACCGCCACCACCGCCACCACCGCCACCGCCTGCGCGAATAGTCGCTGGTAATCCAATGTTTGTAGGCACTGATAACAGTGCTCCATTACCAGATGAGTTAGATCCTGTGTTGCCATTGCCGTTAGTAGTTTTAACAGCTCCACCTGCACCTGCAGGCGTACCAGTCTCAGCATCGTAATAAACTACTGATGGATCTATAGAAAACAGACCACCACCTGCGCCACCTGAAGAACCATCAACTCCAGCTGAGATGCTTAATAATGTTCCAAAAGAAACTCGCTCTGTTCCACCTGAGTTAAATGCAACCGCATAAGTTGCAGCAGGGGTAACATCAAAGTTCCAGAAGGCTCCAGCTCCGCCACCGCCGCCACCTGTACCACCCTGTCCACCGTTGCCAGATGCGCTAGAACCATTCTGACCGTTGCCACCCTTAGCCTTAATAAAGACTGCAATCTGGTTGATGTTAGCCGGTACTGTGAAAGTGTTGTTTGTTGTGTAAGTCTGCGCCAATGTGTAGTCACCATAAACCACAGGAAGGCTGAACTCGGCAGGCGAAAGGTTGAGTGTTACATCCACATAAGTAGGACTAGCTTTGATCGTATAACCCTCTAGGAAGCCATTAAACGACCCACCGAACATATTGGCAGGCAGGTTAGTGATCTGGATAGGCTCACCAAAAAAGGCATTGATAAGGTTATCTCTAGTGGCACTAGGCATATCCGAGTTGTCAAGTCTGAAGGTAATGGAATCTAATTGTGTGCGTGGCGTAGCTCTAAGGATAAGGTCGCGATTGACGATGGCAGTCGCATCAACTGTGTGCTTAATATTAGAGTCATATTGCTTCTGGTAACGCCCATAATTAGCAATAGAATCATCATCTGATTCTGAGATCTGGCTATTGTAATTAGTGCCATAATTGACTATCTCGCTGTTGTAAATCTTACCAATTTGCAAGATGGTCTTAATGCTTGAAGGATAAGCGTATGTAGAATTTATCTGTGTATAGCCATTAGCATCAAGGTAATCTTCTCGATGATTTTGGTCGGCATAAGAGATGCGCCCTTCTTTGTCCTCATAGATCTGACCGATAGCACTGTTAGCGATTTGATAGACAGTGGTCTCAGTATTGCGATCATCAGCTCCTAAAGCTATCACGCTATAGACGCCTGCATCAATCTCGCCTAGTCCGACATTTTCTGCATTAGCCCATGTCGTAGTAGCGTCATAAGTTGCCCATGTCAATGCAGGAGCTACTTCATTCCATGAGTTAATAAGTAAGTCCTGCAAGATGACTGAAATTTGTGCGCCATCAAGGGCTTCACTGACTGCGCTTGTATAGATGGCTTTAGGCAATTTAGCCAATGCGCCTACAGCTAGAAGGCTTCCCATAGTTACATATCCGCCATTGCTGGGAGATTTAACAGAGATTGAAAAGTCTGAGACACTGCCGCCAAATACAGGTATGTAAGTACCTGCACTGTCTTTAAGTTCTAGAGTGAGTGAATCTGTAACATCAATGTCAAAGTCATCACCTGTTGTATTGACAATCTCCATGCGAGCATAACCTGCTTGGCATTGGCGATTGATGTCATTTCTGCCAGTCGTAAGATTAACCTGTTGAACAGTTGTGTAAACCGTTGGGCCAACAGTAATTCGCCATTCAGGAATCCATACTGTCATACTGGTTCTAAGATTCCATTTTGCGCTGTGCCGCGTTCACGAGAGTTTCTAAGAGCATCTTGGATGGCTCTGGCAATCGCCTCTGGATCACTGTTAGTTGCATCAACATTAACTGTAGTGTTATTGTTGACAGTGGATGCAGCAGGATTACCGGCACTTGGACTGAATACGCTTGACCATTCACGACCATTAGGTTGTAACTGAGTATTGGCTACTAAGTTAGTAAATGATGACCATTCACGACCATTAGCCTGAATTTGTGTCTGCACTGTAAACATAGACTTTGTGAGCTGATTGATTGCTTCAATCGTGTTGCCGGCAGATGATGTCCATCCAGCAAAAGGATCGCCCATATCTTTACCCTTAATCTGGTCAAGGATAATCTGTAGCTCTTTAGCTTTGCGCTGAGCCTCATCAAGCATCTTTGTATACTTTTCAATGTCGCTAATGTTTTCATTTTCGATAGCCTTCATAAGCAGCAAGCGGATGCGATCTTCTTCTGAAATCTTACCCTTTAAGGCTGCTTCAATCTGGATCTTCTGTAGGTCAAAAATTGCCTTAGCCTTGTTTAACTTTAACAATTCCTGCTGTGTTTTAAGCAATTTGTTCTGTGCAGCATTTTGCTCATCTGCTAACTTCTTGGCAGCAGCAGCAGCCTTAATTTCAGCTGCATTGCGCATAAAGGTACCTGCTGGACTTGCTGACCGATTAGTTGAAACCTTACGATCAGTAGGAATAAATCCATATTTGAAGTCAACCTTACTAAAGAGTTCTTGCATGCTGTCTGCGCCTGATAGCAGCTTGATCAACTTGGCTAGAGTAGTAGAAAATGTTTCAATCTTGGAAGTTGCACTGTCAACATCTCCGCCTGATAACTTGATGAAACTATCTAGCAATGCTCCGCCTAAAACTTCTGAGGCATTAGCACCTGCGACTTTTAACTTGTCAAGTTTTCCAGAATAAGTATCAGCAGCTAAAGCAGCCTGACCCTTGCTGATCTTTGTGATCCTAGCCAATACTTCTTCAAAGGACATGGCTGATAATTGAGCAGTAGTCAGACCTAATCCGTATTTCCTTATACCTTTCATATTACCGACGAGTGCCTGAGACAGATCGTTGGCTGTAGAAACTACGCTCTCACCGCTTTGTGCAGATAGATCGAGAGCAACCTTTAATAAATCCTGAGACTTTCGATAATCTCCAGTAGTGGTAATTAGTTTCTGATAGGCAGGACGAAGAAAGTCATCCAGAACGCCGAACTGCTTTTCTAAATCCGAAATGAAATCTTGCACCTCAGTATTTGCAAATGCAAGCCCTAAGTTGTCAAGGGTCTTTGTGAGGGTTCGCGCTGCCTTGTCATCTTCTGCAAAAGCCTTAACAGCCATCTTGCTATAGTTGACAAAAGCAGCAGCACTAAATGTAACACCAAAAGCAGAAGCAAGATTCTTGACAGTTCTATTTAACTTCTGTGCAGCTCTGTCTGCTTCGGTAAAGGACTTCTTGCCAGTGAACTGTGCGGCAATATCAATGACAATGTTGCTCATGCTGACTCCCTTACACTGCTAACTGTTGAACGCTTATTGAGCTTGTCTGTAGCTGTATCGATTGCCTTGAAAATCGCTGCTGTCTGTTTTCCCTCGTCCTCATCCCATGCACGATACAGTACGCGACCGCGCATATCTTGACCATCACGCTTGCGACCATAAAGCACACCCATTCGACTATTAAAGAACTCACCGGCATTAGGATTATTGCTCCGGCTTTTGCTGTGATCGTTAAGACGCCCAGCCTTCTCATAAATAACACCGGCAGCAGACATGCTTTTAATGCGGAATAAAGATCTAAAACCTTTAGAGTTAGGCTTGCCATATCCTGTGCGATAGACAATACCCTTTTTAATAGTAGCTGCGTCATAGAGTGGAAACATGCGCAAGCGACCTTCTGTATTAAAAGTTCTAAACATAGAAGTTTGAGCAGTGATCTTGCGACCCCTAGAATTTTCATTCCAGTTGTACAGACCACCTGGAGCTGAATTAGGCACAAAGCCTCTGGCAGACTTTTGAATCACTTTAAGAGAGGCAGTGATTTCTTTAGTCAATTCTTTTGCGAGATCCGGAGCAAATTTATTTAATGCTCTACGAAGTTCAATGACGCCCTTTGCTTCTACTGGCATCGTTGATCTCCTTTGTCTCGTCTCTTAGACCCTGCAACAAGGCTTCTAGCATTATTGGGTCTAAATTTAATAACTGCTGTGGCGCGATCCCTAACCTAATACTCAGGCGAGCAATAAGGTAGGTGAATGGGAGATCGCGCTTTAAGCTAAAGGGTCTGAATCTAATACCTCTACGCTCTTTAGCGTACCGATAAAAGTTTCTAACCTTGCATCTACAGCTTCACCACTTCTTTTAGTAATTTCATGGGCAAGGTAGTAGACCATCGTCTGTTGCTCCATTTCGCGAAAGGCTTTGTGAAACCCAATCTTGTAATGTTGCTCAAATAGATATTCAATCATAGGAGATACTTCTCCCATAACCTGCTTTCCATCTGTAAAGGTGATCTTTAACTGTGCCATGTTTTGCCCCTTTGTTAGTTGTTTAGAATGAACCTGATGTAGCTACTGTGATTGCTCCGGATACTTGGAAAGTCAGGCTCTGCATACCTAAATCAGAAACTGCTCCGTTAATTGGAGTAATTGAGTCAACCAAAATTAGACCGCTGTAAAATGGATTTGCAGCTGATCCTGCTACTGCTGAATTAAGCGCACACTTAAAGTAAGCGTTAGTAGCAAATAGAGTGTTCATTGTTTGTAGAACTGCTGAAGCAGCGTCATCATTGATCAGGTCGACCGTAATCGAATTGTTTTGGAGCCCAGCAACATAACGATGACCTGTATCGCCCATCGCAGTTGTTTCCAAGCTATCAACTGATCTTGTCAATGTAAAATTTGTAACGAACGCGCTAAGATCGATTGAGGCAGGGTCTGTTGTACCTACTTTGAAACCGACCTTATTTGTTAAGCCTTGTGCCATTTTTATTCCTCATCTTTCTTAGTGACTGGTTTTGGTGCTGTTGCAGTTTGACCGATTCGCACGAGCCATTCTGCGTTTGCTTTGTCGTTATCGGACATATTAACTCCAACTTGTTAGGATTGATACGGAAATCTCGCACGACAAAAGTTGACCTGATGCCGCATCGAGAACGCTAGGTGCGCTGACTGCGCTTACATTATAGGTTAAAGAAGATGCAGCGAGGAGATTAAACACTCGAACTACAAAATCTTCTATACCGTTAAGGTTGCCTTCATTATCAAATAATGGAGCAACAACAATAATTTTGAAGGATGCTAAAGGACTAATTGTAATCTGCGAATTGTTGTTAGGTGTAATGTATGGGCTGTCCGGACTAACAATTACAGAATTTGCGAGCACAACTGGTGGCGGAAATGCAAATGTCGACCAACGAGTGTTATCTATCAGAGCAGTTGCTAAGGTAGTGCGAAGTGTAGTTATTGCAGGTGTTGGCATTATCCCACCATCGAGCGCGGATCTAGCGCGTGTGCGATCAATCCTCTTACCTTAGCGAGTAGCTGTGCGCTCATTCGATAAGGTGAGGGCTGGAAATCTATTGCATTAGAACCTGAGAGTGTCGCGGTTCTTGCTTGCCAGATCTCAACAGCTATCATCAAAGATGCGTTTTGTATTGCCATGTCATCAGTCCAAGTCACATTGGTAGTGCCTGCTACTTGACCTAAAGGTACTACTGCATGTTCTACTGAAGCAGTCGGTGATCCTGTGACTGCATAAGTAATTGAGTATTCGCCCACACCAGTAATTGTCTTAGATCCATTGTGAGGACTTGCATTACCGGTAATTGCTACTGTCTGACCTACATAAAAGACATTGTTAATAACAGTGTCAAAGAATAGTGTGCCTTCTGTAGTTGTATTGCTTTGAGAAGAATTAAATTGATAATTATTCCATAGCATAGGAAGCAGGACGGAATCCGAGGCATCACAGACTTCTTGAAGGGTAGCATCTGCATACAAAGAACCGACTCCGAGAGTGCTACGGAGTTCTGCGATTGTTGTAACGGACATGCTATTCCTTTCTAAAGACTCTGGGGGTCAGAGGGCTACTGACCCC